ACTCATACCTATATCGCTATGATTTAGGTAAAGCTCTAACTTGTCCTTTAGTTTTTGCTTGCTCAGCTGAACGAAAGTGTTCAAGGTCAAAGACTACCTCATTGAGCCAGTTGTCAAACTCATTTGAGTTTTCCACGAGTTGTATAGCATTTTCTTGAGTATAAGGTAATTCCTTTTCAGGATCATTATTACCTAATTCAACTAGTACTAAATCTTCTAAATATTTTAGTTTAAGTCCTTTCCATTTTTTTACAGTAGCATCGGTAAATTCGGTTAAAAATTTATCATCATCAAGTACTTCTTCAAATGCTCGTGTTTTTCTATTAAATTTATTTTGTGTGCATCTTTTTCTTAATGCAATTAGTTCTTTTCGGGAGAGGTTTGCCAGTTCAACTTCAAAGTTATCGAGTCCTGGAAACTCTACCCAAGTGGTTTTACTATCCACTAATAGGGATTTTAGTTCCATTTTTTTCTTCCTACGATTTAAATATATTGTGTGATTTGAGTAGATACTGAATCAGTATTACGTAACGAACGAAAGTCGTAACTTTGGGTGTAAATCTCTGTTGGTTGCATCCTAGCTGTATACATTACTGGATTAATTGCAACTTCAAAAAAGTTAGCATCACCAGAAACGTTTTTTGCAGTAATAGTTAAACTAGTATTAGTACTAAAATCATCAAATTGTGCGACATTATTGTCGATTTGGTATTGACGTATCTCTCCCGATATGATACGTTTTCCCACAGTATGTGCACTTGGAAACATTGTAGTACTGTTTAAGCTATCATGTAGAGTTTCGTAAGGGGTCCATTCCATTTCATTTTGAATATTTAAATTAACACTTAAAATATTGCCCATGGTTTTAGCGCTACCATCATTTAAGGTAACGACTGGATAAACTATAAGAGGTGTTCTTGTGGAAGATTCAGATTGAATCGTTCCGAGATTGTATGTACTTTCTCCTTCTGGGGGATTAGTACCATAACCTACTCTTGTTAGTTTTGTTCCTGCTCCTTCAACACGCATAGTAAATTGATTTGTTGGTATAAAATCAAAACTAGCTGAAGTAATTACCGCACCCTCTAATTTAAAGGTGCTGCTTTCCGTCTGTACATACATATCAAATGAATTTATAGTATTAGAACTACTTAAATCACTTGCTAACGTAAGTACGATAGACTCGTCTTTCTCTATTGTTAAAGGGACATCAAAACTAAACGAGGCAGGGTTTGCCTTTGTTATGCTTGAGCCTTCAAACATTTTTGATTGATCGTGCAAAGTCTTTACTGAATACGATTCTTCTGCAAATGTTTGGTTGAAAGTGATGGCGGAAGTAGTATATATTCTATACTTGGTTCCGCCATACACTATGTATAGTTTACTCTCACGAAGAAAACTATAAGACATTTTCTTTGTCTTTATCTAAGCGTCTTTCGCTCTTGAACTCGCGGCTGAATAACCTGCTTGAGTATGAGAGGTAGATCCTAGATATTTGATCGTCATTTCATCTTGATCTGTGAGGTTTGCACCATGTGCTGCAAACTCTACGGATACAGAAATTAGATCACCGACTTCAATAACTGGTACAGTTAAATGAGCTTTTGGCATGTTGAATTCAACACCGGGAGCTGCAAAGTCATCTGTGGCTCTACTTGCTCCGCCTGCTCTACCAGAATTTGCATCTGCTGCACCCATGAATAAACGCATATCAAATGCGTTACTAACGAGGTCACTTGATCCCGCTAAGTCAGTTAATAATTGGTTTGAACCGTCATCTTTTGTATCGAGATACATGGTTAGTGAACCAGTAACAGTTCTGGATCCTGTAAAGGAACCGATTGGTTTATCAACGATACCAATAGTTTCTGGTGTTACATAAGTAACATTATTCTCAATCGAAATTGAGCCTCCAGTTATATTGATAGCGTAAGTTCTATTGTCAAGCCCGCCTGAGCTTGCTCCGCCGCCTTGTGCGTCTGCATCAAGGTAAAGCGTCGAAAGTTTGTTTCTCAAGTAATCTGCATCACTTGGTCCTACTGTGTCTACATAATCGTAGCCTTCTATATAAGTATCTGTAGTTCCTGTTGCATGAGTATTACCCGTGCTATTAGTGTCAAATGCTTCAATTCGATACTTAGAAGGATCATCCCAGTCAGTTGTTATTTGATCAATAGTTGTTGCATTACCACTCCATGTGATCTGTGCTATACCATCGATTGAAAAATCAATTTCTGCTGTGTTGATCTGTGCATCATTCAACCTATAAGTTGTATTTTCTAATGCAAAGTATAGATTTAATTTCATAAGTTCATGAACATCTGATTCTTCAAAATCTACTATTGAACCATTTTGAGCAGTAGTTCCTACTACTACACCGCCTCCAGATGCTGCTGCATCTGCAGGTAATGCTGTACCTGATAAAGCTGCCCACATTATGTTTTCTACACAATCATGATCGTCTTCATTTCTATAACTGGCTGCTCCATGAACAAATGGTCGAACATAAGTTCCAAATGACCATTCTGCTGGGGGTAGGGAATCGTTAAATCGTTTTGATCCACGACTCGGTGTTGCACCTGCTTCTGTAATAGATACATCAGTAGATTCACTTCCTTGAGAGAAGCTATATCCATCTAATACACCTATTCTAAAACAATTTGCATCTGTTTCATTTCCCTTGAATCTGCCGGTAGCAGTTCTTGAGCCTTCTGCTGTAGTAGTTCCTGTCGCATCTACAACTGTAACAGCTAGATCAGCTCCACTAGAACTACCTCCACTGAAAGTTTCTACTGCTGAAGCAGTTACTACATCACCTGCCTCATACCCATTACCTCTAAAGTTACTTGGGATTGCTATAGTATCAACAGCCCCACCGGTATGGGATAGAACTATACATTTTGCATTTGCTCCGCCAGAACCAGTAGTATTAGTACCTAGGGTAACGATATCGCCAATGCCATATCCAGTGCCTTTGACACTAATATAAGCATTTAGCAATCCGCCACCTGCTGCAGGGACTCCATTTACTGAGCTTACAAATACTTTCGTATTTCTTGAAAGATTTAAAGCCATTGCTTTTCTCCTATTTTTTGTCTTTGAAAGTACTAAGCTAGATATTTATCTGCTTGTAATTTCGTTTTTCAATACCTTACTTGTATTGCTATCTCTCCAATTCCTAATGGTGATAATACACCCTCGTCAGTGGTGATAGTCAATATAGTTGAGGAAGTTGTTTTCTCGTTTGGACTTACACTATCATCGTAAGTCAAAACATCATTATCGTCAATAACTCTTTCTATATCTTCTATTAAAAGAGCTAATTCCTCTTGCGGATCTTCTGCATCTTCGACATATACTCGAATATCCATATTTAGAAACCGCCATTTAAATCCGTTTGGTTGATACTCTCTTGTTTCATCTCCCGCTATCACACATACCGAGGGGTATTGTGATATTTGGTCAAGAAATAAAGTATTTCCATGTACTTCGTTAAATAAATTTGAATTATATGGATGTGTTCCATTAATTCCTTTTATCTGTTTGACGTATGCATCAACGATTTTCTTTCGTTTTGTACGATATGTTGATGCCATTATACTCTCCTAACAGTTAATTTTTGTTCTATTCTCCCTAGAGCTAAATTCCTTATGCTCTTTGCAATTAGTGTCTTAGGGTTATAAGACATTGGCCACCTTCTTCTACCTGTATTTTCAAAAGTTTGATATGGACTTAATAAGTATGTATACTTTGCCATAATTGTAGCTCTTGCTTGTGTTAAACTCATTAATTGTACTGAGTTTGAAAATCTACCTGTTATATTTCTAAGGGCAGGTCTCCCCATATTTCTTCTAACTTCTGCAGGTAATCTACCTTGTATATATTTTCTAAGTCTTACTAAATCTGCTGCTATATCAGTAGAAGCTGCTTTACCCTGTCCTTTTTCAATGTCTCTTTCTACTTTTATTTGTTGTGGTAAAGTTACTATAAACCTTTTTCCTTTTTTCGGTTTTTTTCCTCTTTTAAGTTTTGCTTGTCTAGGTTTTACATTTGGTTTCTTTAATTTTACCTTCTTAACAACATGATGCCTATTCTTAGTCATGAGATCTCTCATAATTTTATAACCTGCGGCTGCTGCTGCTTGTTCTTTAAAGCTAGGACTTGCTATTGCTTCCATTGCTTTATCTGGATCTACAGAAGGACATAAAAAGAACATAATTTGATTTTGTGTATCAGTTAACCAATCAAGAATATTCTGTATATGCTTTAAATCATACCGCATATCTACATTTGATACACCCACTTTAAGCTTAACTACTCTTTTTAAATTAAGAGCTCCTGTTTCTGCTATATAATCTGGGTGTTCGTCATAATCAACCTCAATAGCATCTATTAAATTTTTAACAATATCTATTTCACTTATTGAAGCTGATATAGCACTCTGTATCTCATGACCTTTTAATTCTATCCAAGCCATTGGAACTGTTACAGGCTCATGTACTCCAAC